GCCGAAGGCATGAACCTTAAACCACCAGTCAAGTCAGGTGACAACCCTAGACGAGCTAGTTTTCTTGCACGTATGGGCAATATGCCAGGCCCGATGGAGAAAGACGGGAAACCGACCAGACTAGCCTTAGCATTAAAAGCATGGGGCGCATCAAGCAAAGAAGATGCAAGGTCAAAAGCTAAGAATATCAGCGAACGTAATAAGTAAGCTAAACTTAAAGTATCTAAATCTAAGACAATTGAGAAAGATATGCAGCAAGCTAAAGTAGCTAAAACTAGATCAAGGGTTGGAGGTCGAGCCGTAGGTACGCCTAATAAGTCCACAGCGAAGGCTAGAGAGGCGATTGCAGCGTTCGTTGATGGTAATGCCCACCAGTTGCAAACGTGGCTTGAGCAGATCGCTATCGATGAACGATATGGCCCGAAAGTGGCGTTCGATTGCTTTATGTCAGTCGCTGAATACCACGTTCCTAAACTTGCACGAACCGAACATACTGGCGCTAATGATGGCCCGATTGAAATGGTGGTTAAGTGGCAAGACGGGAGTTGACATGGCAAAAGGCGATACAAGGCTTAGAAAATCATTGTCTGATAGATTTCACGACAAAATAGCTTATGAACCCAACAGCGGTTGCTGGTTATGGACTGGCGCAACCAACAAATTAGGTTACGGATTGATCGGATTGGGGCATAGATCAGACGGTATTGCCAAAGCTCACAGGGTTAGCTACCTATTACATAAAGGCAATATAGAGGCAGGTTTGTGTGTTTTACACAGGTGCGACAACCCATATTGCGTCAACCCAGAACATTTATTTTTAGGCACGTTATCCGATAACATGAAAGATTGCGTACAAAAAAAACGCAATTTCCTTCCTAATAATCGTGCAGAAAAAGCAACATGGGCAAAACTCACAATAAAAAATGTGGTGCATATAAGAGAACGTGCAATGACAGGCGTTAAATACGCCAACTTGTACAGCGTAAGTAAAAGCGCAATATATGAAATTTGGCGAGGCAAAAATTGGCAAAGCGTTTAGTTACTTTGCCGTATTCCCCAAGAGTAGCATTTAAACCTTTTCACGATAGGAGCGAGCGGTGGGCGTGTTTAGTTGCCCACCGCCGAAAGGTGCAGGCAAGACAGTCGCAGCCATTAACGACATTGTTCGGGCTGCGCTCATGTGCAAAAGCACAAACCCACTATTTGCTTACATTGCGCCATTTCGTAGCCAAGCTAAGTCTGTGGCTTGGGATTACCTTAAACACTTTGCTGCGCCTGTGCTTGCGTCATCCAACGAGGCCGAGCTAACTATTGAGCTGATAACTGGCGGCAAGATACGCTTGTTTGGGGCTGACAACGCAGATGCCATGCGTGGCTTGGGCTTTGATGGCGTGTTTATGGACGAATATGGTGACTTTAGACCATCAGTTTGGGGTAACGTCATTCGACCTACATTGTCAGACAAGCAAGGTTGGGCTGTGTTCGCTGGTACGCCAAAGGGTAAGAACCAGTTTTGGCAGATATTTGAAACAGCTAAGAAAACGCCTGACGAGTGGTTTCACCTTGTCTTAAAGGCTAGTGAGTCTGGATTGCTACCCGACACAGAGCTACGAGCAGCTGCCGCACAGATTAGCGATGACCAGTTTCTGCAAGAGTACGAGTGTTCGTTTGAGGCGGCAATCCTTGGCGCTTTCTATGGTGAGGATTTACGCAAGATCACAGATGCCGGTCAGGTTAGGCGTGTTGATTACGATCCGCATCTACCCACATACACGGCTTGGGACTTAGGTTATCGAGATGACACGGCTATTTGGTGGTATCAAGTCATCCGCAACGAAATTCACATCATTGATTATTTTGCAATAAGTGGTGCAAACATTGCAGAAATAGCTAAAATAGTCGTAGAAAAGCCGTATAAATACGCAAAACATTACCTACCGCACGATGCAAGGGCTAAAACTCTAGCAGCAGCGGGTAAGTCAGTTATTGAGCAGTTGAGTGAGTATCTAGGTATTAACAATATGGCGATTGTGCCTGATTTGTCGGTGCAAGATGGGATTCAGGCGGTGCGTCAAATGCTGCCGATGTGTTGGTTTGATGCTGAACGAACGCACGATGGGTTAGAGGCATTAAGGCAATATCAGCGAGAATACGACGAGGATAAGAAGGCATTTAGGCAGACACCACGGCATGACTGGACGAGTCACCCAGCAGATGCTGCACGCATGATGGCGATTGCTTGGAGGCTAGAGCCAAAGGTTAAGCAGCCAGATATGGTTAAGCCGTTGATTGTTGGGCCTGAGAACACAGTTACTTTAAATGATATGTGGGCAACCCACACCACTAACCGGAGTAGAAGATTATGAGCGGTATTCAACATCCATACGAATTTCAATACGAACACGTTGCAGCAAGTCAAACCGCACACGTTTTAGGTGGCACAGGTGCGGCAGGCGATTATTTGCATAGATTGATTTGCACAGTATCTACAGCCCTTACTGGCAACGTTATTTTGTTAGATGGTGCGACTTCTCATACGTTATTGCCAGTATCAGCAGGTACAGGCGTTAACGTCTACAACATTGAAGTCAACGCTATCTCTCGCAATGGCCCGTGGAAAATCACGACAGGCGCAGGCGTGGAAGTGTTAGCCATTGGCATCTTTAGCGCATGATCGTAGCAAGCGTATTGCGGTCAGGTGGCGATTTCAAGCCTGAACACGTTTACGCATTGCAAAAGATGTGCGCCAAGTATTTGCCACCGCATGAGTTTGTGTGTCTGTCGGACGTTGAGCTAGAGTGTAAAACCATCCCATTGATGCACGATTGGGTTGGTTGGTGGGCAAAGATGGAGTTGTTTAGGCTACCGAGTGCGTTGTACTTTGATCTCGATACGGTGCTGACTGGTGACTGCACAGAAATGATTGAGGCGGCAAAGCAGCATGATTTTGTAATTATGCGTGACGTTTACAGAGGGCAGTACAACCCGAAAGCGATGCAGTCGAGCATGATGTATTGGTCGAAACCTGTCGATTTATACAATAAGTTTGTGGCATTGCAGATGTATACGGCGGGTGGTGATCAGACTTACATTGAACACTTTATGCGGGACAAAGTGACGTACTGGCAAGATATTGCAGATGGGATTGTTAGCTTTAAGGCGGATGTGCTGCCCAAAGGGGTAGATGATGCCAAGGTTGTGATATTTCACGGCAAGCCTAGACCGTGGGAACAAACAAGGATACCGTATGAAATTGGTTGAAGGCTGGCAAGTTCCCGATATAGACGAGTGCTGCATTAACGCACTCTTGGTTGAGCTACCAGACTTAAATGTAAGCTATACCCATTTAAACCAGTTCCGCACAGTCATTCAAGCAGGCGGCAATATTGGCGTTTATCCCGCTACGATGGCAGGGCAATTTGAGCGTGTCATCACAGTCGAGCCTGACCTGGTCAACTATCAGACGTTGCTATTGAATGTCGCAGGCCACGCCAACATCGAGCATCATTGGGCTGCATTTGGTGAGAAACAAGGCACAGCGTCAGTCGATCATCCATACCCTGAGAACATTGGGGCGCACCAGCTAAAGGTCGGTAATGACGTTCGGGTGCTAACAATTGACTCATTTGGCGTAGATAACTGCGATTTCATTCAATTAGACATTGAAGGCTATGAACATTTAGCATTGCTAGGCGCAGAACGCACAATCAAAAAGACACACCCAGTTATCACGCTAGAGCTAAAGAGCTTAGGCAGTCGGTACGGGTATAGCGACGAGGACACAATCAACTTACTCCAAGATTGGGGCTACGAGATTGTCGGGCGGGTTAACCGTGACGTAATTTTTGCGAGATACTAAGATGGAAGCATTGACTGGTGTTCAAAAGTGGCTAAACGTAATCAGCCAATACGACAATGAGTTCAAAAAGTGGGAAGCTCGCACAAATAAGATTGTGAGGCGCTACCGTGATGACAACCGCAATCAGAACACTAACGAAACCGCTAAATTCAACATTCTGTGGTCTAACGTACAGACGCTGATTCCTGCTGTATATGCCAGGTTGCCAAAGGCTGACGTATCTCGACGTTTTGGGGATAACGACCCAGTTGCCCGTGTTGCTAGCCAATTGATTGAACGTGCCTTGGACTTTGAGATCGAGCATTACACCGATTTCAGATCGACCATGAAACACGCAGTTGAGGACAGGTTCTTGGGTGGTCGAGGCGTGGCATGGGTGCGCTACGAGCCGCACGTTCGGGCGCAAAACATTCCTGAAGATGGGTTGCAAGTAACCGAAGATGTTGACGAGGTTGACAGTACAGGTCAACAAGTTAAGACTGCCATGACGCTTGATGGCGCTATGGGTGAGGAAGTTGAGCCACAAGAGGAAATTGAGTACGAGTGTGCGCCTACCGATTACGTTCATTGGAAAGACTTTGGACATTCTGTTGCACGTACATGGGAAGAAGTCACTAGCGTCTGGCGCTGGGTGTACATGACCAAAGATAGCCTCATCGAACGATTTGGCGAGGAAACGGCTAAATCCATTCCGCTAGATGCAGGGCCGGAAACCAATAAACAGTATTCGACACAATCCAAAGACTTCACACGGGCTAAGATTTGCGAACTATGGGACAAAGAAAGTGGCAAGGTGTACTGGATCAGCAAAAGTTGCCCAAACATTCTTGATGAGCGTGAAGATCCGCTAGAGCTTGAGAACTTCTTTCCGTGTGCGAAACCTTTGTACGCTACGATGACGAGCGATACGCTTGTGCCTGTGCCAGACTTTGTGCTGTATCAAGACCAAGCCACAGACCTAGACATTTTGACTGACCGCATTGACGGTTTGGTTAAGGCGTTGCGTGTGCGTGGGGTCTATGACGCATCACAACCCACATTGCAGCGTCTTTTGACTGAGGGCGATAACAACACATTAATCCCAGTTGATAAGTGGATGGCGTTCTCTGAAAAGGGTGGACTAAAAGGGTCGATTGACTTGTTGCCAATTGATGTGATGGCGGCAACGCTCATGCAATGCTATCGAGCAATGAATGAAATCAAAACCCAAATCTATGAAATTACAGGTATTAGTGACATTATTCGGGGACAGGGACAAGCCTCTGAAACCGC